GTAGCTGAAGTCCACGAGTTGCAAATATTGTCAGCAATTTGCCCAACATCGACTGTTCGAGCTGAGTTGCGCCCTGTATCACGTACTTTAAATACTGGGTTTGACATATTATGTCTCCTTATTTGGGTTTAAATAAAATTTGTACTCTAAAAAAAAGAAAGGGAGGTTTTTACACCTCCCAAATCTATTTAGTCAATACCATAGAAAGCAGAAACTAATGCTTCGCCACGTAGTACTTTTCCACCATAAACATGGAGTCCTCGTACTATGTCGCCAAAGCTATCAGGATCACGCAATACTTCAGTACTTGTAATCGTCTGAGCAGTAGCTGTAGATGACATATGACCAGCAATACATTTACCTGCAGCATTAGTTGTTGCAGCAATGTTGTTTGACTTGTACATATCAAATCCACGTAGTTTCCCACTTGAGACTAGACCATTTCTAATAGAACCTTGACCTGCGTTATAATCAACAGACAAAAGTTTTGACGATGAACTCGCAAGAACTTCGTAGAAATCAGGTGATGCTAAGAACCATCGACCTTCTTCTGGAATGTTCTGTTCGTCAAGCAAACGAGCCATATGTGACAATACGTCAATAGGATCGTGTTCACTTGAAGCAAAACCGATGTCAAGATTACCAGTTCCATCAAATGTGCCTGCAGCTAAATCAGTAGCGTTGTCAGAACCAAGTATATGGTTAGGACTTGATGCAGAAACACCTGCGAACATAGTAGCAATTACACCTTCATCATAAGCATCACGAAGAGCATATGCTGCAGATGAACTAGCAACTTCTTTAAAGTTCACGTGAGACATTGAAGTTTCAATATCATCAACGATGAATTTAAATGCGTTAGCTGTATCAACTACAAGAGTCAACTCTTGATCAGTTAATTTAGTAGCTGTAACATCTGCACCACGTTCGTATTGGTACACAGTGATTTCAGGTTCTTTTATAATCTTTACGGAATCTCCGAAAGCGGCAATCTCACCAGCATAATCTGTGTTGGTGATCGCTTCTACAACCGAAGCCTTTCTAAAGAAGTTGAGAACCTTTTTAGAGTAGACTGCGGGAAGGAAAAACGAATTAGTTTGACCGCTGACGGAGTTCGCAAAGTTAGCGTTAGTATCAGTACTTGGTTCAAAGAACTGATCTGATTGGTTATAAGCCATTTTACTTCTCCATTATTTTATCAAATTAAAAGTTATTGTTTTTATTTAACTACTCTGCCTTCGTGAATTGCTCGACCAATTTCTTCTTCAAAACGATCAAACTCATCAATAGACATATTAGCTATTTCCCTTTCAGTCCAAATTTTTTCCTGCTTTGGATCAACTGAAGTTGTTTTAGTTGAAACCATATCAGCAGCAGATTTTTTGGACTTAGCTGAAGATGGTTTTTTAGCTTTAGAAGAAGTGTCAATGTTTAAATCTTTTTTAAATAAATCTAAAGCTCGGCTTGCTAGATCAGCATCATCTGCATTATTATATATCCAATCTTGAATTGACTCAGGTTGTTCTTTAGCCCAACTATGAAAATCTTCACTGTTGCGAATATCATCAAAGTCAGGATGTTTAGATAAGAGTCTACTCTCAGCTTCACGTTGTAGTATTTCTATTTCACGTTTTTCAAGTGATGAAATTTTATCTTCTAAAGATTTTATACTTTCACCGCTTTTCATTTGTGATACAGTTTCTACAACATCGTACACATCTGGATATTGTTTTTTAAACTCTTCAAGTTCTTCAGCAGTTTTTGGAGCTTTATAGTTTTGTTTGCTAGTATTAGCAGCTTCTTCTATAAGTGTCTTTTCTCTACTTTTAAACTCGTTAAGTTTTTTATCATAATGAGATTTTAAATCATCGTATCTTTTCTTATAGTCAGGTTTTTTATAAGGTTGATTTTTAGATGCTGCTTCTTTAACAGGAGTTTCTTCGCTGTTAGTTTCTGTAGCTTCTACTTTATCTTCCTTTGGTTTATTAAAAAACGCACTATCAGCAGATACAAATTCTTTTTCATCACTAGTATGCCAGTCTTTATTTTTATTATAAGGATTAGCTTTTGGTTCTTCTTTCGCTTGTGTTGCCATCTTCTTACTCCTACTAGGGGCTTTCTAAACAAAGTAGCTGCAAATGTCGACAGTGCAGGGTTTGTTTTTGTCAAGGTAGCCTTTCGGTTATTATTGTGATAGAGGGCTTAAACTTCTAAGGTAGCTCTATCGTTATTGCAAACGTGGATTAACAGACAACATACTTCTACGTATTTCTTCGTCTGCCAAGTCTTCATCTATAGATTTACCAAATTGGTCTACTTTAGATTCGTCTTGAATTGATCCACCCATTGCTACTTGCTTTCTGTTATCACTAACTTCTTCTGCAGAGTCCATCATGTTCTGTAAATTATCAGAACCTATTTCATCTGTAGCTTTTGCTGTAATAACAAACTCACCATCCGATAACCTTGCGGGTATCGAATCGGAGACTTCAGAGCCTAAACCTTCAACAGGTCCATCCCCTGAAAATTCTGAAGCTGTGTCCATAACCTTGTCAAAGATCATGCTTAATCTATCATCAGCTTGTAATGCTTGCATTAGATAAGATTCTTCTTCTTGATCTAATGATTCGTTAATTATAAAATCTAAATGGTCTTGTTCCATTTGTTCATCTGAAACCATGTCCATTTCTTCTGCAGGCATTGGCATACTTTCTGCAGGCATCATATTTGGCATTTGAGAATCCATGCTTCCTCCTTCTTCATAGCCCATTCTAGCTACAACTTCTGGAGCTTCTTTTCTTAATGCTTCAATACCTTTACCACCTTCTTTATAAGACATACGATCTTTATCATCGCTTAACATACCGCCTTTATTTTTTATAGTTCTATTTTTAAATTCTGCAGCAGCTTTTTCCATATCAGCAGTTCTTCTTTTTTCGTCTTCTATTCGCTTTCTTTCTTTTTCTTTTTCTAAAAATACTTGATATGCTTTTTTAGTTTCTTCATCTGTATAATTTACAATGCGGTTTAAAGATATTTCATCAGGATCTATTATTCCTAAATTAGTACTTAACAACTTTTTCATCTCTTCTATAGTTGGACCTGCTTCTACTTTATTACCTTTTTGATAACCTATTCTGGTTTTATCATCAGTTAACATTCCTTTTTTCTTTTTCATTATTTGCTCTCTTTAATTACTTGTTTAACCGATTGGGGGAGCTGAAGCAACCGTTCCAGAGAATTGATCTTCCCCTGACTGCGGAACATTTCCAGTTCCGATGTTGCCACCGCCAGTACCTGTAACTCCAAGTTCTTGAGGTGACTGAGGTAATCCTCCATCGCCAGCCATTGGGGGCTGTTGACCAGTGGGTTCAGTCTCTGTGCTTGTTTCTTGTCCAGCATTTTGCATACCTATTATTTGTGCCATGATAGCTGCTTCTTCAGGATCGTTCAGTATTTCATCTGGATCTAAATCTAAGCTATAGGCTAGTTCACTTACAAGTTTAGAAATCTTAACAAACGGTGCAATAGCAGGACTTTGTGCAGTTTGTAAGAACATAGTCAGTCTTTGACTTCTTACTTCTTTTTGCATCAAGCTATTTGTACCTGTAGCTTTAACTTCTAAATCACCTTTAACATCTAAATCACCTTCAAAAAACTGCATGTTCCATTGAAAGTAAGCTTCACCTAATGGCTTCAATAAGAAGTCATCTAAGTTTTTAACAACTGTTTTAATATTTAAACTAGCTGCGCCTAACAACATTGACATACCTGATGCTGTTCTTGTCATACTTTGAACACCTGTTTGTCCGTGACTGTAACTAGGTAGTCCAGTTTGTTCGTCTGCAAGCTGTCTAAACTTGTCAAACATCATCATGTTTTCGTTAGCTGTATTAGGAAACTTTAAACCGTAAATTGATTGTCCTGCCATTCCTGCTTGTCTACGGAAAACTTTTCCGGGATATATTTCCATTGATTGTCCACCTACAAGGGCAGACTCATCTATGTCAAATACAATCGAACCAGAAAGAGCTAAGTTATCTATAGCCATTCTAGCATGTCCGTTCATTATCTGTTGACTGTCATCCATGTTTTCAGCAATGCCTATACCAAAGAAGTTGTATGGATTTCTTTCGTAAGGAAAAGCATGA